GAAAGGAGCCGGCAATGATGAATAGCAAGCAAGCCATTACCGACCTAGCTGTATACTGCAGGCACGCGCCGCCCGTCGCAGTCATGGCCGTCGTTCGAGACTCGCTATGTGCGCAAAATACGCTGGACGAAGTCGATGACCTTTTGCGTATATACATTGATGCCGTTTTTGAAGTGGCAACAACCGTTGCCGAAGTTGCAACCGTCGTTGAGAGTAGGTAGATAGCAAATGCTCGCGCGCGCCCGCACCATCCGCACGACCCGCACCATCCGCACCATCCGCACGACCCCCGCACCGCGCGCGCGAACATATGCCATCTATCGACCGCGCCCGCCGCCTGTTCACAAATTGTGAACTTTTGCCGATATGATTTGAAAAACAGAATACACACACATTGAGGAAATGAAAAATGAGCAAGAAAACCAAAGCGGCCGTCGAAGTCGAAGTCGAGCCGACGGCGTCAGTCGAAGTCGAGCCAGTCGAGCCGAAGGCCAAAGAGGCCGAAGAGGCCGAAGTGGCGCCAGTCGAAGTCAAGCCGACGGCGCCTGTCAAAATGACCGCAAAAGACAAGATGTTGGCCGCGGCCGCGCTTGAGCTTGTCGAGGAACACTTCTCTGGCACGGACAGTAGCGGCTACGTTTTCCAGCTAGTGGAAGACTACCCGCTATCGAACTTGCTCGAAGTCGAAAACGTGCGCGATGCCGACAGACAGGACATCGTTAATCTGGCGGCCGATATTGATGCCGTCGGACAGCGCGAGCATATCAGCGCGAATGTCCTAGACGATGCCCCGAACGTCGCGCGAACGTTACAGGGACATCGGCGCGCCGCCGCCCTGCGCTATTTGAATGCAACGACGGCGCGTGTCAAAGTTTACCACAACTTGACGCCTGCGCAGGAAATGGATCTGAAAATTGATAGCGGTAACACTATCGCGTTGCGCACGCCAACCGAGTTGTATCGCGCAGTCCGCATGTTGCGCGCCGCTGGCATAAGCGCAGAACCGGCGCTAGTCGCGCGTCTTGGCGGACTCATCGACAGCATCCATCCGAACGCCAAGTTGAGCGCGGAAGTTGCCGAACTTCGCGAAAAAGGCGAGAACAAACGCGCAGATGCGCGGTCATTCGTCGGGCGCCGTGGCGTCATACAAAAGTATACTCGACTGATGAGCTTGCCGCCGATAGTGTCGGAAGCGTGGGCGAACTCGCTCAAACTTGTCCTCGACAAAACGCATGCGTTTGGCGAGTTGCCGGAAGTCAAGACAACCGACCTTGTTGACCTTGCGAAGGCACTTCGCGCGGATAAAGATGCCGATGCGAAATTGGACAACCCCGCTGGTGTTGACCGCTACAAAGTCGGCGCAAACTACAAGCTGGCTTGGCAAAAGGTCAAGGAAAACAGTGTCGTTGCCGCGGCGGCCGCGGCCAATGGCGAAAAAGCGGCAAAGGCGATGTCCGCAAAGGCCATGCTCGGCGAATTGAAGTCGGGAACGTATCTATCTGAAGTCGTTCAACTTACGCTGAAAATGGCCGCCGGCGCAAATATCGACAAAGCGCGTCTTGTTGCGCTCGATGCCGACGCCCGCCTGTTCGCGGATGCCGTCGAGCTTGCAAAGTCAGAGCGTGTCGCTTTGGCTAGTAAAGTCGAAAAAGCGCGCGCGGATGCCCAGAAATGACATGTCTTTAATCGAGGAGACTTTGCCGATGGATAATGTCATTCTAGGCGCGTGTTTGTCCGCACTTGGCTACGTTCTAGGGGTCTTAATGCCTATGAAAAAATGAGCCGCCGCTTTGATGCCTACCCTGCGCCCTGCGCAGGGTGGGTGTTTTTTCGCGAAGAAGACGGTAAAGGACTTAAGATTGATTGATGTCCTGGTTACGGTATCTGAACTCAGGAATATTTGAAATAGGGCAAGAGGCAAGAGGCAAGGGCAAGGGCAAGGGCAAGAGGCAAGAGGCAAGAGGCAAGAGGCAAGAGGCAAGAGGCAAGAGGCAAGAGGCAAGAGGCAAGAGGCAAGATACAAAGACTACAAGTAGCCAAGAGGCAAGATACAAAGACTACAAGTAGCCAAGATACCGGGTAGGTAAATATCTGGTATGATTCTAAAAATCAAAATTCCAAAAATCAAAATTTCTGATTTCAAAATCTCGACAAAATTCTGAAATGCAAAAATAAATCTATTTTTTAACATTACGGAAATAAGTTAGACGATTATAGCTTATTCGGATAGTATAGTATAGAGATCATATTCTGATTTTAAAATCTGTCGTGATTTTGAGATCATGAAAGGAATACAATGGCTGAAGGCATGGAAAGAATAACTGAAGAAGACGACCCAAATCGATGTCAAGCAGTTATCGGTACTCATGGACAATGTTTGAATGTCTCTGTTTCGGGTACGAAATACTGTAAGTGTCATGGTGGTACTCATATAGCTAATGACATAACTAAAAAGCAATTACAAAATTATCGTATCGAAAAATATAAAGCTCGACTCGATGATTTTTATAATTCCGATGGTATCAAGACTCTACGAGATGAAATCGCCATCTTACGGATGCTTCTTGAAGAGCAAATAAATAGATGTAAGGATTCTACTGACCTATTGCTGAAATCACAGACTATTTCTGAACTCGTTGTTAAAATCGAAAAGCTGGTGTCAAGCTGCCATAAGCTAGAAGGTTCAATGGATACCCTCCTCGATAAACAGACTTTGATACAATTCGCAGTGCAAGTAATAGAAGTCATTGGGGCACATATCCACGATGAAACAATGATTTCTAAAATAGCAGATGGGATTATGGAAATCATGGCTCAAGGTAAGGATAGTGAATGAACGATAAACTCATAACAGTATTTAGAGAAAGACTTGTCTCTGGACTCCGCAGAAAGTCTATTACTACAGCATCCAAGTGGGCAGAAGCCTACCGCGTTATGGGTATGCCACTTCCTGGTCCTTGGGCATTTAAGCGCCATCCTTGGCTTCGAGAAATGCATGATTGTGAAGACGACTGGGTAGGGCAAAAAGCGGCTCAGATGGGATTCACTGAGACATGTTTAAATGTAACTTTATTTACTATCGACGTAAAGGCCGAGTCTATCCTCTATGTACTACCAGCATCGACACCAGATGCATCAGAATTTTCCGCATCAAGATTCGACCCTGCTCTTGAAATGTCTGACCACTTGAAAAACCTCTTCTCTAAAGTCAAGAATATTGGTCACAAAAGGGCAGGGTCGGCCAACTTGTACATCAGAGGATCGCGTTCCCGTAGCCAGATGAAATCCGTACCAGTCAGTAAGATTGTATTCGATGAGCTTGATGAAATGGTGCAAAAAAATGTAACACTAGCTCTTGAACGAACGTCCGGGCAAGTCAGCAGTCAGATAATAAAAATTTCTACGCCCACGATTGGCAACTTTGGAATATCGAGCGAGTACAATAATTCTACTGCTGAACACTATTTCTTCAGATGCCCAAATTGTGGGCACATGACTGAATTAGTTTTTCCAGATTGTCTGGTCATGACCAGTGATGTAATTTCCGATCCTAAGATTTTAGAATCATATATCATATGCAAAGAATGTCTCGGTAAGCTGCCTCATGAAGATAAAGTTACATTTCTACAAGACGGCGAATGGGTGCCATCATTTGAGAATCGTATGGTCAGAGGCTTTCATGTTAATCAACTCTATTCCACAACAGAGGCACCGAGTAAAATTGCCATATCCTACTTGCGAGGACTAACAAACCCAGAGGATGAAACAGAATTCTATAACTCGAAGCTTGGTATCCCACATGAAGTCGAAGGCGCACGAATCACAGACGGATTTTTAGATCAATGTGTCGGTGAATATATCTCGGGCCCCAAGAAGCATGGTATAGTAACAATGGGTATTGATGTTGGAAAATTTCTACATTACGAAATAGCCTCGTGGTCACTTAGTGAATCTGAAAAAAGCAACAGCCTGATAGATGCTGTGCCTCAAGTTATTGCTGCAGGTAAAGTAGAAAATTTTGAAGACCTAGATGCCATATTGAAAGAGTATAGGGTCTTGTTTGCTGTCATCGATGCAAATCCAGAACGACGTAAAGCTCTAGAATTTGCACAACGCTTCTATGGGTTAGTTAAGCTTTGCTTTTATGGTATGGGTGTCAGTGGTAAAGAGCTTCATATGCATGCTGAAGAAGATTGTACAATAACTGTGGATAGAACATCTTGGATGGATGCAGCACTTAGTAGATTTAAAAATCAACTTATCTCTCTACCAAAGGATATTTCCATTGAATACCGTTCTCATTTAAAGATACCAACTCGTACTTACGAGAAAGATAAACGTGGTAATCCTGTAGGTAGATTCCTGACACCAGCAAATGCTGCTGATCACTTTGCTCATGCTAGAACGTATAGTGAGATAGCTCTTGCTATTGTTGTTTCGCAAGATGTTGCTAAAGATATTAATAATGTATACTAGGAGTTAAATATGAAACCAAGTCATCATCCTGATTATGTTGCTAATATAACTGATTGGGCAAAATATCGGGCGACTTTAGCTAGTGGTAAAGCATTTGTTGATTCATACTTGAAACAGTATTCAACTAAAGAGTCAACAGTTGATTATGCTCTACGTAAGGACATATCTTATTGTCCAGCGCATGCTAAATCTGCTCTTCTAGAGGTTAAAGACTCTATTTATCAGAAAATGGCAGACATCATCCGAAAAACAGGATGCAAAGAGTATAATGCGGCAGTTACTGGTCAAGGCAAAGGTATTGACCTTTGTGGAAATACCATGAATAACTTCATTGGGTCCAAGATTCTTGAAGAATTGCTAGCGCTAGGTAAGGTTGGTGTCTTCATAGATCGCCAGAAAATCCAAGACAATGCTACATTAGTAGAATCAAAGGGTTCCTTGCCCTATCTTTATATGTATCATGCCGAAGAAATTTTGTCTTGGTCATATGATGAAAATGGCCAACTAAAACGTATTCTACTTGAAGATACTATCCTTATAAATGATGAAGAAACAGGTCTTCCAACTAGTGAGGAAGTCCAATATCGTTTGTTAGTGAAAACAGAAACAGGTATTGATGTTTTATTCTATGATGGAGATGGCAAAGAGGTACCAAATAGTAGAATGCTTCTTAAATTGAAACAAATACCATTTGTGATTTTTGAAATCTCAAACTCATTACTAACAGACATTGCCGATTATCAGATTGCTCATCTCAATCTTGCTTCATCGGATATGAACTATGCTTTCAGAAGTAATTTCCCGTTTTATACTGAGCAATACTCAGCTCTAACGGATAATGCTGCTAAGCAAGCTGCTGGTGACGACGATGTTAAAACAAATCTCGAAGTTGGTGTATCTCAAGGTCGTCGCTACCCTAAAGGTCTAGAGAGACCTGGATTTATTCATCCTTCCGCAGAGCCACTTAGAGCTTCGATGGAGAAACAAGATAATCTTAAGCTAGAGATACGAACCCTGATACATTTAGCAGTAACTAATGTTACTCCTGGTAGAGCATCTGCGGAGTCAAAAACTGCAGATCAAAGGGGTCTTGAAGCAGGACTAGGTAATATTGGTCTTGAACTAGAATATGGCGAACGACAAATTGCAATGATATATTGTGATTATCTTGGCGTCAAGTCCGACAATACTGTTATTACGTATCCCCGGCGTTATGACCTTAGGACTGATGAAGACTACAGTAATGAGGCCGACCGACTGTCTAATATGATGATTAAGTCACCATCGAAAACTTATCAGAAGGTCATTGCTAAGAAAATCGCTAGATTAACTGTTGGTAGGGAAATCACTATCGAACAAATGACAAAGATTGAAAAAGAAATCGATGAAGCTGCCACCGTTATTGTCGATCCTGAAATCTTACTAAAGGATATTGAAGCTAGTTTGGTTTCCGAAGAAACAGCAAGCAAGTTGCGAGGCTATCCAAAGGGTGAAGTCGAGAAAGCTCGTAAAGATCATGCCGAAAGAGCCGTGCGTGTGGCTGCAGCGCAAAGTAAAGCTGGCATCACTGCTGCAAATCCTGGTGCTCGCGGTACTAAAGACTTGGATCCAACAGGAACCGGACCTAAAGACGAAAAGAATTTAGCCGAGTTGGAGAATACTAAATGATTGCTAAAATCGGAGCGTCTTTAATTTGTGTCTCGACTATTTTAATGTGGGCAAGTCACTTTATGCCATCACATAAGAGGAAAACGATGTGGATAGGTGTTATATTACTAACACTAGTGGGTATTTTAGATTTAATTCTTTTAGCGCAGGGACAACAGACTATCACCAGGTATATAAGGTCCATATTAACTGGGTGGGTTGGAATTTGTGCTATGTGCTTTTTAGTATTTCATACTTGGTTGATATTTGGAATTCGTGGACTCCTACCTGCTCTTAATGCAGTAATATGGGGTCATTTATTTTGGTAAGGAGAGTAGTGTGAGTTATTGTACTTTAAAAGAAGCTGATGACTATTTTTATTATAGTGCTTTTTCACAATCTTGGGATGACTCAACAAATCTTGAAAAAAGAAAAGCATTAGAAACATCTACAAGACTTATCGACGCGCTACCTTTGAATATTCTTACTGAAGCAGACCTTGAAGATGCTGCGTATGCTGAATATATTGCCCAAAAAGAAAATAATTTTGAAATCGCGTGTGCAGAAATTGCACTCGCAATTGTTGATGGTGTGAACCCTGAAAAAGAGTTCGACATGTTGAACGTGGCGTCTCAGAAATATGCAAATTCTACAGTCTCGTATAATCGAGAAGAATTTCCTGAGCATATCATTTATCACATACCTTCGTCACTTGCGTGGCAATATTTAAAACCTTATGTATATCAGGCTGGCGATGTAGACTTGTATAGGACGTCCTAATTTAAGGAGCATTTGTATGAAAAATTATCGAAACAATCCACGTAGCCCTATTTGGCATGCTATTTTTGAAGATGGGGATGCTGAAGCCGCCGCTAAAGCCGCCGCTGATAAAGCAGTCGCAGATAAAGCAGCCGCTGAAGCTGCAGAAACTATGACTAAGGCTGACTCTGAAAAATTGCTTGTTGCCGAACGTCAAAAAAATCAAGGCAATCTTAAAAAAGCACTTGATGAATTGGAATTGCTAAAAGCAAAAGCTACAATGACCGATGAAGAACGTACTGGACTTGAAGGACGTATTGAAGTACTATCGAAAACTATCCAGACCAAAGAAGAGATTGCAAAAACTGAATTTGAAAAATTTCAGAAAAAGATGAAAGAAGAATCTGAAAAAACCATCGCTGAACGTGATGATTGGAAAAATCGATTTACGCAATCAACTATCGAAACCGCTATCACAGCTGCCGCAGTTAAGCATAAGGCATATTACCCCCCGCAAATTATGGCTATAATGCGGGCAACTACTACGCTGACCGATAAACTTGATGATGACGGAAAGCCTACCGGTCAACAGGTCCCCATGACAGCTTTAGATACTACTGATAAAGATGGAAAACCAGTAGTTCTTAATTTGTCTGTGGACGAAGCTATCGAAAAAATGAAAGAAATGCCGGAGTATCAGAATCTGTTCAATGCAGATGGTTCCGGTGGAGCCGGTGCCTTTAATAGAAGCAAAGGTAAACCAGTAAATCTCAAAGAACTTGCCAGAAATCCTGAAGCCTATCGCAAGGCTAAAGCTGACGGCAAGGTAATTTTTAAGTAGAGGAGAATTTCAGTATGATTACAAGATCGAAGAGTTTTAAGGTTGTGTTCGAGAATGACAACTCCGCGTTCATTCCCGAAGTCTGGGCGCAAGAATCATTGATGATTCTTGAAGCTCAAATGATTGCGGCAAATCTTGTTCATCGTGATTTCGAGGACAATATTGCTAGTTTTGGTGATGTCGTTAATACTCGCATGCCCGGTACTTTCGTTGCGAAACGTAAGACGGACACGGATGCTGTTACGATTCAGGATGCGTCGGCTACTAACGTGCCGGTTCCACTTGACCAGCATCTCCATACGGCTTTCATTATCAAAGATGGTGAAGAGACGAAGGGTTTCAAGAAACTTAGAGATGAGTATCTTGTTCCTGGTATGCTGTCAATTGCGCAGGCTATTGACGAAGTGCTGCTCAACCAGGCTTATGATTTCCTGACGTATAATGTTGGTCAGCTTGGTGCTGGTGCGACGAAGACGACTGTTCTTGAGTTGCGTGAACTCATGAATACCAACAAGGTTCCAACTGAAGGTCGTAACCTACTTGTTTCTCCGAAGGTTGAAGCTGACTTGCTTGGCATTGCTGACTTCACGAATGCTGAGAAAATCGGTGATGATGGCACGGCGATGCGTGAAGGTTCTCTTGGTCGCCGGTTTGGTTACAATGTCTGGATGGGCCAGAATGTTCCTAGTATCGTAAGTGGTGATAGTGATGCAGCTGCTTTGGATGGTGATCATGCTGTAGGCGCGACGACTATTGCGATTACGGGCACATCCGAGGTATTTGTTGCTGGTACATGGCTGACGGTTGCTGGAGACATGACTCCACAGCGTATTGTTACGAATACTGGTGACCCAAGTACGTCGCTCGCCATTACTCCAGGCCTAAAGAGTGCTTGTGACTCGGCTGCAGTTGTTACGGTGTATTCGGGTGTTCAGGTTGATAATGCCCCGGATGGTTATGCTGTCAAGTATAATAAGGAACTGACGATTGACACTGTTACGCCTGTTCCTGCTACTGGCCGCTTGCTTAGTGCTGGTGCTGTTAATTATGGTCTGATGTCGGCTCCAACCGCCACTACGGTTCTGCTTAACCGCTCACTTGAAGCGGCCGCCGCAGATGAGGCTCTTCTTGGCCTCGGGCCTATTGGTGATTACTGTTTCGGTTTCCATCGCAACGCTCTTGCGCTTGTGATGAGGCCATTGGCAGCGCCGCAGCCTGGAACTGGAGCATTGTCGTATGTTGCTAATTTCAATGGTCTCGCGGTTCGCGTTACTATTACGTATGAAGGGCGTAATCAAGGTCACTTGGTTACTATAGATACCCTCTGTGGTATTAAGACCCTTGATCGTCGTCTTGGCGCTGTGATGCTCGCCTAAAGGTAACTTGTCTGACGGGTGGGGATTCTAAAATCCCCACCCTAAGACGCAATTTAGGAGTGAGCATATGCCAGCTTGGTTAGAAGTATTTTATATGATCTTCTCTGTTCTCGTATTAGGGTGGGCCGTATGGATATCAAAGATTGTTCTTTCAACTCAGAGAGAAATGGCGACAATAGCTGCTACATTGGCTGGGGTAATAAAAACTCAAGCCTCCTATGACAAACACTTTGATGGTTTTAATAAAACTGTCTCTGAACAATTTAGACAGATTCTTTACCTTATTGGTAAATTAGAAGGGTCAATTGCAGGTCTTACTAGGTCATAAAAATAATGAATACTATATTATATGGGTTAAAAAAACTTCGAGGTAGGAAAGTAATTTTGCGCAGGATTGCACGAGATTATAATTTATCTACCGGAGACCCTGTATCGATTGTTACAGATTTCAAAATCAAAAAAGCAGTCGTTAGTCCTACTCGCGTATGGCGAGATGTAATTGGTACTGGTTTGAAAATTGGTGGGTACTATGATCCGCAAACTTTGACAGTTTCCATCGCTTTTAAGGATGTAGATACGGTTCCCGTTAATTCCGATATTATCCTAATCGATACTAAGTCCTATAACATTATCGATGTTATTTCTGATTTAGAAGGTTGGTTAGTAACTTGTAGAGGAATATTAAATGGATAATAAATGGGTTACTTGGCTATTTGCCTCTATTACAAATCATTTTGCCTCCTATGCAAGTACAGAAAATGTTCCTATTTTTATTGAGGGACAGTTTCAAAATACTGATCAACTTCCACTTTTTATTGAGCAAAGTGTTTTAAGAATGGTAATCACAAATGATGGCCCTCAAGCCCTTGATACTGAGATTACTATATCCATAATCATTCATTGTATTATGAAAGAGAATGAAAATATGTACAAAGTTCCAGACTTGATAGGGGTATTTTTAAAAGCATTTGCTAATATACCTATCTATAAGTATGGTAAACCTGGACAGCCACAACTTGGTTGTATGACTCAAGAGGCCGAGATAATTGTTACCAATCTGGGCCAGATCAATCCTAAAGATGAATACCAAGCAACGCTCATAACGAGTGATTACTTAGTTCATCTTACAGAAGGAGACTAAGAATGATTATAGATATTAAAAATTGTGATCTCTCTATTCAAGATGGCGATGGGCATTCGCTTACAATGCGTATTGGAGCGGGTAACTTGACATGGACAGCTGGAACACCACGTGAATATATCCTCGATAGGGGCACGATATGGGGTGTTCGTAATGCTGATGAAGTTCCTATGGATGTTAAGTTTGACTTCGTATGGGAATATTTAAAAATATCTCCTGGAAGTGGTGATGTTGGTATTTTAGATGCCTTTAGTGGTGAAGGTTCGGCAGCGACTGCAGGTTGGATTTCTACGGATGATGATGCTTGTAACCCGTATGCTGTCGATATTGTCGTTGTCCATGCTCCATTGCCGATTAATTGTGGGGACAAGGAAACATATACGTTCCCTGATTTCCGTGTTGAGTCTAAAGATGGTGATCTTAAGGCAGGTACTATCAGTGCTACTGGTAAGTGCAATGCTAAGGAACCAATTATTCTTCGTGAAGAACAATCTAATGTTTAGGAGTTAAGAAATGTTATTCAATGGAAAAAAGTATGATGGCCCGCGTGAAGCAATATGCGTTATTCCAAGAGACGGTGAAGATCTTGTCTTCAAAGCCCAAACTGTTGCATCGTTTGATGATTTCGATAAAGTGTGCCCGCAGCCCACTCCGCCTATTGTTGTACGACCTGGTGGACTTAAAAGTCAGGATGTTACTGACCCCGTATACACAAAAGCATTAACGAAGTGGGCAGAATACAAGACATGTTGGATTATACTCAAGTCCCTTGAAGCTACTAAAGAGCTTACTTGGGAAAAAGTAGATATGTCTAATCCTGAAACATGGCCTGAGTATGCTACAGAGTTGAAAGAGTCCGGTTTTTCGGATCTTGAAGTATCTAGATTGATACAAATTGCTATTGAAGCAAATGGTCTAGATCAAGAAAAGATCGATCAAGCAACTCAACGTTTTTTAGCTACTCGGCAGGAGCAGTAAGACAACGAAACCTGCCTAAAGGCAGGACTGAATTATATGCTATTTGGAGGGTTTGTGAGAGGATGGACATAAAACCTGATAATGTTAATCCTGTCTGGTCTCAAAATGATATTTGGACACAAGCCCTTCTTATAGCATATAGTCAGGTACGTGAATATGAAGAATCAGAATCACGCGGTTCTTGCCCAATGATTTAGGAAATCAGCATGCCAAGACAATTAAGTATGAAACGCCGCCCGCCCACTTATAAAGGGGGAGACAAACTCACTAAATATATTTTTGACCATCTTGAAGAATGTTGGGCGTCGTCTGCTATAGCATGTATTAATGCTATGTCTTTAAGAATAAAAATAGATACAGGTATGTCCATGGGTTCTTTAGTACCTTTGGCTAAAATTTTAAAACAACATACCACACGTAAGATTTATAGTAGAGTTTTTAGAGGGGGTAAGGCGCATGGTCTTGGAGCAAAAAGCCATTTAGCTCGATTTGCAAATCAAATAGGGCAACCGAAATCACATGCATTTGGTATACAACTTGGTGAAAATGCTTACAAACTTGGTTTTGCAAAATCAAAAAAAGGAACTTTTAGATTTCTATTTATACTTGCTGTATATCAGTATTATGTTCACGAAGCATCTGAAAATTGGCAATTATATCCTGGTGAATCTGGAAATTGGCGGTCAATGTTTTTTGGTAAGCAAGCTTTTGTTAAATCTTGGAAAGGGAATGTTTCAAGATACTTGAATGCAAAAAAAATTGCTGAGATACTAACCAAGCAATTAAAATCTGGGTTAGGAAATTAAACTATGAGCGATGCTAAAATACATGTAACGATGCCAGCAAAAGATGTTGTAGAATCAGCTGTAAAATTTCAAAACGAGCTGGCAAAAATTACTAAATCGGCAATTGGACCTGTTAATGCTTTTCTACAACTTGGCGCTACAGCTGATGAGACTTCAGCGCATATGGTATATATGTCTAAAAAAGGCATAGAAATTACTAAAACATTCAAGTATATTGATGGGGCAGTCAAAGAAACTGAAAGTTCTTTTAAAACATTTGGAGTAAAGTCACAGAAAGCAATCAATACTCTTACGAATGGTGTTAAGAAATTTTTAGCGCAACAGACACAATTTAAAACGGATGGGGCTACCCTAAAGCAAAATTATGTAGATGCTTTTGGTCAGATTCAAAGTGCCATAGCCAAGACGGCCCTTGATGAAAAGATTTCTTTAAATAAGGTCAAGCAAATTACCGAAGATTTCAATCTAGGTAAAGTTAGAGCATATACAGCGGCTGAAGCAAAGATACGTGCTCTATTAGTTCAACGAAAAAATCTTGAACAGCAAATAGTTGGGGAGACAAATACCCGCGTCCAGGAAGCAATGACCAGAGCAGAAGCAGGCACTACCAAAACAATGCTTGGTGGTGTTGGGCCCAAAACATTTGGTGCTTCAGCGACTCAACAGCAAGTTAGCGCTTTAACAATGGCGAAACAAGCTGTTATTGATTTTCAAATCCAAAACAAGGTGTCTGCTGCTGATATTGCGATGGTTTGGAAGAATATTGTAGACGGAAAGATTGTTGAATACCCTTCACGGCTGATAGCCGTTGACGCTCAATTACGAAAAGTAAAATCTTCTGTAGATTCATTATCAATGTCCGAAGAAAAAAGACTTCTAATACAGAAGCAAATGACACAAGCAATTACTGCTCAAAGCGCAATAACAAAATTAACTAAAATAAGTACTACAGAAGGCGCTTCTCAAGAAGCAATAAATTCTGTTATTCAGCATCGTCAGCAATTAGTATCTCTTCAAAATCAATACAAATTCACTAGAAGTACTATACTTAAAGTATGGCGTGACTCCAAAGACGGTGTTAATAAAGAATATACTCCAGAATTGATGAAACTACGCCAGCAAATTGATGCAACACGCGCTGCCCATATTAAATTACGCGCAGAAACAATGAAGAAAATAAGTATAAAAAGTGCTATACCAATGGCTGATATGTCTAAGGCCACGCCGGCAGCTGCCTTAGCATATACCGAAGCCTATAAAAAAGTAGAAGTAATTGCTAATAAACACAAATTAACATTAGCACAAATTCGAACATTATGGACAGATATTAGTAGAAATAAAATACGAGCATATACGGGTGGAATGGGTGAAGCTCAAAAAGCGGCAGTAGCTTTAAAGACTTCACAAGGCAAATTAATTACTCAACAAAGTACCTTAAATAAAAAAGTTAAAGAATATACATTATCTTGGCGGTCAATGGTAAGGCTTGTTGCCGTTCAATTGTCTCACCAAGCAATATCTAAATTAGTTCGTACTCTTAAAGATGGTGTTCTAGTTGCTATAGAACTTCAAAAGAAAATCTATGAGATTAGAACCATCCAAGGTTCTGGTATCGATGCAAAAAGTACCGAAGAATGGATTGTTCAACTTCGCAAATTATCAGATGCCTTTGGTATAGATATTTTAAAACAAGCTGAAGCTCTTTATCAAACAATGTCAAATCAAATTGCTAAAGGTGCTGAAGCTCTTCAATTTTTGACCATTGCAAATAATTTGGCTCTAGTGTCTTTGACAACAACTGAAATTGCCGTAGAGTCATTAACGGGCGTATTGAATGCTTATAAAATGACAGTTAGTGAATCTAGTGAGGTTTCTGCTAAGCTGTTTAAAATAGTAGAATTAGGGCGTATACGTCTTGAACAATTAGCTGATATTGGTAATGTTGCTATTCTTGCAGCCCAACTTGGTGTATCCTTCGAAGAAGTTGGCGCAATGCTTGCAACAGTTACTGTTCAAGGTATGGCTACTAGGGAAGCTATGACACAGATTCGCGGAATCATGATAGAATTATTAAAACCCACAGCGCATATGAAAAAATTATATAAAGAATTAGGTGTAGCATCTGGCGAAGCGGCCATCGAAGCCTATGGATTTAGTGGGCTTATGGATATCATAAGCGAAAAGACACAAGGTTCTTCAACCCAGTTAGCTAAATATATTAACCGTATTCGTGGTATATCTGGTGCAATGGCTATAGCTGGAAAGAATGCAGATCTATACAAATCAAACCTTGAAAAAATAATGCGAGCAAATTTAGATTTCGCAGATAAAACTGAAATTGCTATGGAGAATAGTGGCAAGAAACTTGAAATAACTTTAACAAGGCTGTCTAATTATTTCAAGGTTGAGCTTGGTAATTCTTTCCTTAACTTTGTCGAAAAAATTACAGATGGATTTAAAGGTTTGTACGTAGGTATAATGACTGTTCTGGCTGGCGTGAAGATGCTAATAATGACTCTAGGAGGCGTTGGCATAGCAGTAACTATCAGATATTTTATACGGACAATTAAAGCTGTATGGGCACTTACTGAGGCTAAAAAAGCATTGATAGTGGCAAATCTGATGGTGGTAAAAACCGAGAAGCAAATAGCCGCCGCTGCCGCAGCAACAGCAACGGCAAAAGCAGCAATATCTGCTGGACAACTGGGTATTATTGCTCTAATAGCTGCCGCGGCTATTGGAGCATATATGGTAATTTCTTATTTTAGGGCTAAAGCAGCCGAGGAAGAGCGTCTGAGGCAGCTTGGTCTCAAAGCTCTTATGGAACAAACAAATAGGTATATCCTAGAATCCTTTCAAGCAACTTTAATAGCGACCCAAGAACTTTTGAAACGAGCACAGTCAGATTATGCCTACATCTTGTCCCAAACTTCTAAAGTCTTTTTTAGAGTTCAAGATGAAATAAAGAAGATGTTTGAGCTTACTGAGACAGTCTTCAAGAATTTTAAGGCAGTTATTGATGCTGGATATTCTTCTCTTTCCGAAAATATAGTAGCAAAATTAAAAACTGTTGATTCCGTAATCAAACTTCTTGAATCCCGTATAGAACGTTATCAAAGTAAGATAACAGCTGCAGCTATAGCTACTCAAAGAGCTAGTTTCAGAATGAAGATAGATGCGGCATCTGCAAAAGAATTAAAAAATGTTGAAGATAGAATTGATGCCGCAAAAATTGCTTTTGACGAGGCTAAAGAAACTTTTGGAGCCGATAGTCCTCAAGCTGAGGTATCTAAAACTAATATTAAAGATCTTGAAGCCGAGAGAAAAGGTATATTAAAAAAGCAACATGCTGAACGGATGGCTAAATATACTACAGAATATGATGAGCAAAAAGAAAATTATAATAAGCAATTGGACTTACTTGATAAGACTGATAGGGAAATCCAAAAAGCTACCGAAGCTGGAGATGCTATTACTATACAATCTCTTCAAAAACGACGTGAAGCTGAAGAAAAAGAATTAACTGCAATATCCAAATATATAATGACCCTTCTAGAGAAACAACATACTCTGGCAGAAGGTTCTGAAAAAGCTGCTATAGAAAAGATTACAGATATGAAGAAAGCTGCTGAAGAGCAATTTAATGCATGGTCTTTAGCTAGAGCAGAACGTACTCGTAAAACTCTTGTCGATATACAAAAAAATATGCTTGCCGAACAAGCTAAAAATGCTCTTGCTTTTCAACAACTCAATCTGGTTCTTGAAAAACGTACGGAAGTAGAGCGGCTACGCAAAGAAGCTTTCGAGTCTAAAGAAGCTGATCCTAAAAAACGTTTTGCATTAATAGAAAAAGCTCGGCAAGCTTCTGTAGAATTGTACGATAAACTTGAAAAAGTAACAGGCGGTTTTAGTAAAGAATTTAGAGAAAAACTTGATATTGAAAATATTTTTGACCTTAAGAGACAACGAAAGGATATAGAAGCTAGTTTTGATGCCTTAGTAGATAAGTTGAAAGTGGATCTTAAGGCTAAATTTGGTGCAGAGGTTTCTGGAGAACTTGAAGGCAGGTTAAAAAAATTACAAGATGAAGTCAAAGCGGTTTCTGATTCTGCAGAAAGTATTAAAGAGGCAGCTTTTGGTGAAGATTTAAGTATTGAGCAACCGAGTATTTGGGAGCATCTAGTTTTAAACTCTAAAGAACTTAAAGGCCTCATAACTGATATAAAAAGCCAAATACTAACTTCTATGGATCTTGATTTAGGTGGGACTATAGGTACTGTTGGCGATTATCAAAAATTAGCTAAAGAAGACGCCAAAAAATATCAATCAACTGTCAAGCTAATACAAAAAACTACTTCACAACTTTCAAAACATCAAACAGCATTGGCTGAATTAAAGGCTAAAGAAGTTAAAGAAGGATTATCTCAACCTGAAAGAGATCGTCAAGGAAAATTAAAAACAGCTATAGGCCATGAAATAAATATACGAAATATTCTTGTAAAGCGACTAAGTGAGGAAGCTAAAACAAAGGCAACTAATTTAGATAAATTTGTAGACGCGATTTTAAAATCTGGTGACTTGAATAAATTTAAGTCTAATGAATTTAAGTCATATTTTGCTGGAACTCCTCTTCAAGACTATGGAACACGTCTTGCAGAAAATGTTCAAACTATTTTGGAACTACGAGAAAAACTTTTAGGTGCTACATCTTCAGCCGAACGCGCTGAAATTGTAGCTGAAGCAACAAAGAAAATTATCGAACTACAAACACAAATAAAAAGCCTGGGTGAAGAGCCAAGAGAAAAAACTGCTGAGGAAAAAGCTAGTGAAAGATTAAGCGCAATGTCACCAAAAGAACTTGTTGATGCAATACGTGACAATCGATTGGACTTAGCTACCTTTGGAGATTCGTTTAAAATCACAGAAAGACTTCTTGCTGATGGCAATATTGAACGTACAAAGATAGTTGAAGCCTTAGATCTTCTTGTAACAAACTGGAAGAATCCTGCTGCTGCTGCTGCTGGTGAAGAAAGTATAATGGGTGGCATGGTTCTAGCAGCAAATGGTCAGTATATGCATGGTAGGGATGATATCCCTGCTCTCTTGTCAAGAGGCGAATTCGTTATGAATGCTCCTGCGACCAGACAATTTTTTGGAAGTATTCAAGCAATGAATAGTGCCGGTAGAAATTCCTCGGTGGCTAGTAACATTACGAATGTTGGTGATGTCAATGTATCATTGATGTCGTCAGGTGGTGAAACTATTGATGCTGTAAGGATTGGTAAGGCCATTAGTAAAGAAATACGTAGAGGAAGACTATGAGCCTAATATTAAAATACCTTGGTGATAGCGTCCTTCTACCAAGTCCAGAGTTTGGAGATGAAGAAGAACAAAGAACCCATGCGATTTATAGAATCACAGAAGGCGGTAATAGATTTGCATATCGTGATCAAGATTGGTTCAAGTTGAAGACATTTACATGGGACATCCGCGGTATGAATCGAGAGACTAGAGAGTCTCTTCGAACATTCTTAATAAATACTGCAGGTCTTAAGATAACAACTATAGATCATCTTTACGTCGTGCGGGAAGGATATATTACTATAAATCCTGCTGAATTGGTTACGATGCAGGACGCTACCAGTGAGGTAGAGGGATGCGAGGATAAGGATGGCGCTTACGATATTAACTTGCAATTTATGCAAGACCCCGATAACGATGATTATTACTTAGTTGTTAGCGAGTTTGGTACTCAGATGATTTTAGAATCCGAAATAGATTTAATAATATCTGGAGATTGATGTGACGCCTGAACAGGCAAACTTTTAAGGAGTAGAATAATGGCGATTAGTTTCTCGAAGGCAGAGGCATATCTAGCCGAAATTATGGCTAAGAATACGCAGGCAGAAGATGCGCTGCGTAATATAAAAACGGCTGTTACGAACACGAAGGCGATACTGGCGGCGATGGCTATGCTATATGCACCGGTTATCGCAGACATTGATTCCGGGCTTGTGGCAAACCCGGACGATAAAGCCTGGCAGGTCACAAAGGCAAAAGCCAACTTGCTGGTCGCTGACTTCGTAGAGTTGAAAGCACAGGCAATTGCAATGGAAATGGCATTAGTCACGTTCTGAGGATAAAATGGCAAATCTGACAGGATATGCTTGGTCGCAGAAAGTAAGCGTGACGGGTAACAAGCCCGCGAGTTCGCTTGCGTATTTCCCCGGATACGTTAGGTTTGCCACGTCAACCGAACTCAACGACTACACACTCAACAGCGGACTAGACATTGCGTTCACACTCGACGGAGATTCAACGCCGCTCCCTTATCAGCGGGAATACTGGACGGACAACGGAGCAAATGTTGATGCAGGTTTTTGGGTTCGTGTTCCCTCTGTTGGTTCTGCTAGTGATACGGATTTGCGAATCTACATCGGCAAGACGGGTGGCACAGCATATACGCCAGTCAGCGATGTGTGGAACGAAAATGGAGCAGGAAACTTCAAAGGCGTGTGGCACTTTAACGAATTGGCAGGATGGGTTGCTGGTGGTGCTGACTACATCAAAGATTCTGCCGGGACAAATCATGGGCGAGCATACAATGATGTGGACGCAGGCGAAGGCATGGTTGATGGCGGTGCTGCATTTGGCATTACCTTTGATGAAGTGGATGCTCCTGATAGTAGTAGTCTTCGACTCACGGGCAACATAACTTTATCGGCATGGGTAAAGCCAACGGGTAATGGTGGAAGTTATCCACAAATCGCAGGACGCGATTATGTTAAAGAGTATTCTTTACGACTATGGAGCAATACTCGGGTACCTTTCATTTCCGTGAAGAACACCCATGTTAAGGCAACGGGGTCGATTGCGGCCAATGCATGGTCACATGTCCTAGTATCTTACGATGGCTCAAACGCCAGCTTTTTCATAAACGGCGTGGCGGCGGGAACGCCTGCGCTGACCGCAATTCCGGACGGCGGATATGAAATCTTTAGAATTGGGTCAAGGGCAACGTCATTCCCTTTTAACGGTAACTTAGACGAAGTCCGTGTAGCCGCAACCACACGCACAGTGGCATGGGTATTATTCGAGGTTAATAACATTGCGGACTACGCGGGCACGATAACACACGGCGCTTGGGAACTGCCTCTACCAACAGGCTTGACCGCATCGGATGGAACGTATGCCGATAAAATTGCATTAACATGGGATGCGTACCCAACAGCAGATACATTCGAGGTTTGGCGTTCAGAGACTGACGAAATTGGAACAGCCACAAAATTTGCAGACGGGATTTTAACATCAGCCTACAATGATACGGTTGATGATATAACAACATTCGCTGATGTTACTTATTATTATTGGGTATTGGCCGTAGTCTCTGGTACACCTTCTGGATACAGCGCCAGCGACAGCGGGTATGCTTTTATTCCAACATTGCCGACTGGATTAACTGCATCAGATGGTACTTATGATACAAAAATAGCATTGGCTTGGGACGCTTATCCCACAGCAGATACCTTTGAAGTTTGGCGAGCTTTAACAAATAATATAAATAATGCAAACTTACTTGTTGAAGACTTAGTAACAAATTCTTATGATGATATGGTCAATGGGTCTACTACATTGTTGCATATAATTTATTATTATTGGGTAGTAGCCGTTGTCGATAGTATAAAGTCAGACTATAGTTCAAATGATTCGGGATATGCTGGAGAAATTATACCTTCAGAATGTGATGAAGAGGAAGTAACAACAAATACTTCTGTAACTTTTGAAATTGTTGATACTGTATTTGAAATAGAATTACCTGCCCCAATATTGGGTGATTCTGAAATCATAGACTTAAAAACATATTTTAATATGGCTATGTCTGGACTGGTATATAGCCATATTAAAACTGAACCTGTATCAAAGATGCATATGACATTTTCTTCATTGTCATGGACCAAGAAAAATTCTTTATTAGACTTTATCAATGAAGCTATGGGTGAATTAACAGATATGGTATATTATGACGGTATAACCCTTAGAGGGTATTTCGTAAATGACCCAACAGTTATAAAAAATAGAAGCAGTTCGCTGTATGAAGTAACAATAGACTTTGAAGGAGATAGATTATGAGTCAGAAAATTACTGACTTAGCTGAGGTTGCTGTTGAGGAACTTTTAGATACAGATATTATGTATCTTGTAATTCCTGGTGATGGGACACCGGATAGAAAAATATCTTTAGAGGCTCTAAAAGAGTATATCCAAGTAGCTATATCGGGATTACCGGATAGACCTATTGAAGAAGTTACTGATGAAGATATTCTACAACTAGTAGTTGATGATACTGATCCTAATAGGAAAATAACAGTAGGTACTATTGTAGCATATGTGATTCAGACAATCGAAGAGATGAGTTCTTAAGGAGAAATTTAAATGTTTGCAAAATTTGAAACAACTATTATTTTAGATGATGATGCGGTTCTTATTTTCGCAGGGGGAGGTATTGACGCAGAGTTTACTATCTTCAATACTGGGGATACTGCAGAATTTTCTATAGATAACCATCTTTGGAGAATTTTGCCATCGAACTCAGCAAGAATATTTACCACTAGAATCTATGAGCCAGGCATTTTAGTTCGTCGGTTAGGTGCTGGAACACCGGTAATTAGTGGAGATCTTTCTACTGAAAATATTACGGACAGTGTTGCTCTTGGTGGGTACAGTGAAGGTGGTGCCGAATTAGTAAAACTTAAAAATGTGGCTGGAACTATTATAAATCCGGCAAAGGAAGATGGGAACTTGGCGGGTATCAAAGGTAAGACTGACAATATTCCCGCATTAGGTCAAGCTTTGGAAGCTGCTTCAACTCCAGTGGTGCTTACAGCTGCGCAAGAAACTACGCTCACGCCTCCCGCTGCA